CGTAACCCATTTCGTCACGCCAACGGGCGGCACCCTCCAACTTGCGTTGAATTATCTCATACTTGTCAGCGCGAGTCAGACGAGCCATCAGAAATATGCCTTATCGGGTAGACGTTCAATGTTGCGACCTGCCGCCTTCGCTTCCGCCTCAACCTTCTGCCCGCGCTGTTCACGGGTCAAATGCTGCTCGTCGGGAGGCAACTGGGCGCGGAAAGCGCGCCCAATGTCGAAACGGATCCCTAAAAGTTTTTGACGCCACTCCCAAAGGTCTGTGAGTTCATCCGAACCCATAGGCCCCCTAAGAGATTCCGTGTATGAAACGAAATCTTGAAACGTCGCATCAGGTGGCAGAACTGCCACAGTTACGGACGCTTGGTGTGCGGTGCAGCGTTGTGACCTGCGAGACGAGGCTGCGGCTTCGACGGCTCAACCTTGCCGACAACACCATGCTGATTCATTGGTGTCTCACGCACACTGATCTCGCCGTAGCCGCCAGTCTGGGAAGCATACTTCGGGTTGCTGAACCGCTGCTTCGGCGAGTTTGGTGCTGCCGGTTCCCAAATCGGGTTTGCTACAACAGAATCGCCACGTTCCATCTTGTCATTCTGGCCGCTGCGACCATCTATCGTCTGGGTCCCGTTTGTATGAGAAACGAAATTGGGCCTTGCCATCAGAAACCTCCTAGGTTTCATAAAGTGTCCTAAAGAGACAGTCTAAACTGTCCCACGTATCGTGTGTGCACCGATCCGCAGATCAGGATTCTCGTCCGGTTTGATCATCCGGGCAAACCAGTCGATAGTCCAGTAATCGTCTGCGGCAGGTGCATATTCCGGCATGAAAGCGTACTGGCGCATCTGATTAGATAAAGCCAACGCCATCACACGGTCATCATGCGGGGAACCATTCATCGACCCCCTGCTGGACCGTACGTACGTGCGTAACTCCGCCAACGTATACCGGTCGTGGACAATCAACTCGTCGTTACGGATCGCCATACCCAAATCGTCAATCAGCAACGGTTTCGTCGTACGGGTCGTCTTCCACCCGAACTCCATCGACACCTTAGCAATCGACGTATTCAACGTACGTTTCCGAAACAGGTTCCGATGCCCCAAGTTTCGCAACTGCACAATAGTAGTCAACCCGTGATTGTTTGACTCCACACACGTTAAAGCATTATTGTACCACAACGCCAACAAGTGCACCTCGTTGGCTAACGTATCCGGTGGAATGTGCCCATGCCAGACAGCGACCTGTTCACCGGCACGCACATCAATAACCTGTGCACACGAATAATCGCCGTGCGCCAGCCCCTCCGCCGTATCGACCCCGATACAGTACGCCCGGTTTGAAACCGGTTCACGCCAAACTGTAAGCATCTTTACGAAACTCCGGAACCCCGCGTGCAAGTTCCCACAAATAACCGGCCTGACCCTCTTCAACCATCGAATTCATCGCCTCCAACACATCCAAATCAAACACCGGGTTGCCGGACTTTATGAACGCCTCTTCGGGCGTTGTCGGATACTCCTGAGCCAACTGCCACGACAGCATCGAATCCTTCTTCGACTGATACCATGCCTCATCACGGTCCTCAGTCGCAGACCAAGGGAAGAACATCGGTTCAAACCGGTTTGAACCAGTTTGGGACCCGACCCACAATTGGTGAAAGAAGTTTCCGCTTCCATTCGCCGTACTAAGACCAATAATTCGGCCTCCGACATCAGCCACCGGTTCAATAGACGCCCACGCTTCCTCAGGGTTCGGTAAGAACGCCCACTCATCAACCACAACCAACGATGCGGACTCACCCCTAGCGGGATCCGATGCCGAAGGCATCGAAGTAATCTGCGACCCGTTGCTGAACACCATTTTCTGCTGGTGTTCCACCAGCGAATCCGGGCCGCGTTCCACCATCCACTCCGGCATATGATTAAACCCGTACTTCGATTTGCGCAACAACAACACTGATTCACGTTCCGTACGCGACAGATCAATAATGTTCTGATCCGGTTTAAAAAACGCCAACCAAAACTGGTGTGCCGCCACAAGTGTCGTCCACCCGATCTGACGGGCCTTCAAAGACAACGAATACCGGTTACTGCCCCAATGATCCAAAGCAAAAGATTGGGCGTTCCGGGGCAATAAGCCAATACTTGCGTAAGAAATACGACTCATCTGTAGCGCATCTCCGCCACTCCGCTTCACGTTGAAGTTCACTCAACCGACCCATCTAATTGAACAACGACTGTAACGTCCGACCCAAACCCCAAACCGTAAAGGCTATAAACGCGAACAGTGCCGTCAACAGCACGCAAGCCCACCAGTCCTTCACTGACACGACTCGCACACCTCAGGGGTTTCCAAACCGCATTCCAAAGGCTCCTCATCATCAAACGGATCATACACGTCGATGGCTTCCACCGCAAACGCTGTACGCAACTCACCCTCACCGTACGGCACCCATTCACCGTCTCTCAACACATGCCCCGGCATCAGCCTGTAGCAGTCAAAAGTGCGCTACCACCCAGCAGCGGTGGCACGAGAGGGCCACCCACCCCGCTTGCGGCGGCAGCCGCAGCCAACCCCAGCAACACTATCTCCGACTTCTGCTCAGTAGGCATATTTTGAAACGCATCCAACTGCCCCTGCGCCTGCTGCGCGTACGGTAACGTAGTGTTTCCCTGCATTTGAGAAAGCGTATCCTCCCAAAAACCTCCCACACCACCCAACGCTCCGCCTAGCCAACCCTGTTCGGGCTGTGTGACCTGTGCCGCCATCATATCGGTCAGCATCTGTGAATCCATGGATCGCAACTCCGGGTTGCGGTCCTCCATCGGGCTGACCGGCGGCGGTACAGGAGGAGGAACCACAGGACCCGGACTGCGCTGCCCCCTCTCACGAAGAGCCTTCTCGTAAGCCGCGTCTTCCGCAGGCGTCCTAGCCGGTATCTTCTTCCTTGCCTCCTCAATCTGTCTACGAATCTCTTCAGCGGGACCACCAGTACCCGGCAACTCACCCTGATTCGGGTTTATGCGCCGTGCAGCGTGATGCTGTTGGAATGCTTCATCTGCTGTCAAACCCTCCATCAGCAGAGGATTTGAACCCCAATCAGATTCCGGATCAGGCACTTCCCACTGTCCAGTCTCCGGATCAAAACCTGCTTCCGCCGCCCATTCTGCCTCTGCCTCCGCCCGCTGTGCTGCTGCCTCGGCTGCCTCTGCCCAATCTTCCGGGTCAGGCTCAGGTACAGGAACCACAGTCCCTTCCGGTGTCAACTCCACCCAAACTGGTTCGTCACCAAGCCAATCCAAAACCTCGTCTGGGTTGGCAGAGTCAACTGATTTCCCCTCCTCCTCCGCAGTCTTCTGCACAGCATCAGCCAACTTCCGGTACTCCCCCTCAGCCGCACCCCAACTATTAGGCCCAATCTGCTTCTGTGGAGGATTGCCATACCCACCATAAAACCAGATCGCACCCCCAGTAGCGGCAGCAGCCTTCCGTGGATCCACCATCGGAGGCAACGGCGGCTCAGACCGCAACGACACAGACCGATCAGGCCGCCTCAAACCCGACGGCAAATCAGGACCAACCTGACGCGGCCTAACCACCCTGACCACCCGCGTTCCGCCACCTGTCTTCCGCTCTCTGGATCATGCCTTCATCACCGCCAAGTTGACCAAACAAACCCGACCACCACATGTCCTCTGGATTATCCATAGTAGCCCCACCCGTCAACTCACCAGCCATACCTTGGAAAGATGCAGGCACCAAACCGCTACCAACCGTACCCCCAAGATACCCCAATGCAGTCGGGCTATCCCTCAACCCCGAACCCCAAGGGGAAGTAGTTCCCACAGGAGCGTTACGCGAAAGCGCCCGCACAAGCCCCTGCCCCGCAGGAGTAGCCCTAGCAGCAGTCACAGCACCCTGCAAAGCCTTATTTATTTGAACAACCCTCGCAGCAGGCAACGCAATCGACAACGCAGTCAAAGCAATATTCCGCATGAGATCGGCACGCTCCGCAGCCGACTCCTCCTCCACAGAAGTAGCATACTCCTTAGCGCCACCACGCTCCGCGACACGCTTCGCCTGCTCCCGATACCCCGCAGAACCCACATCCGTGAACTGGTCCCGGGCACGCATCCCCGGGTCCTGAGTAAACGACCCCGGCGGTATCCGCATATTCACAGACCGGTCAGGACGCCTCACACCAAAACCACCCGGAGTCCTAGCCACCGTCAACCACCCTCAAATGCAACACCTGAGCCTCCAACTCATCAGCCAACTCAACATCCGACAAACCAGAAGCCTCCCGCTCATCATCAACCACCACACGCCGCTTCGGCGTAAACTTCTCCACATACTGCAAATACAACGACGCAGCCTGCACAGACCCACCCACAGCCTGAGCATGCAACGAATCAATCACAGACTGCGTACGCTCAGGATGAATATTCAACTCAGCGCAACGACGATCCCACTCCCTCGCAAACCGCTGATCCCGCTTAATCCGCCGAACCGAATCCTCATGCATCCCATTCAACTCAGCCCACTCATACTGAGTCCTAGGATCCCTGTCGGGACCCTGAAGAAGCCACTCAAGTAGACTCTCCCAAGATTTCAACATGATTTTCTCGCCAGTATCAGGATCAGTCTTCCAACCCCTACCGCCACCATTCTGAGCCATACATAAACCTCCAATAGGAAACCCCGAAGTGTCCCATATCGAATCCGGCGGTCCCCTGTACCGATCCTTTTTGGGACAGTTGACCATATGTATATGATATGGTTCTGACGACGACCCCCAAGGTCGTCAGAAGAACGTACACGAAGACACAGGCATAGACATATGGTGGGCCACCCACCAAAATTGCACGCACCGGCCCTTGATATCTATACATAAGCGGCGGGCGAGGGGGGTGCCCCCCCCATGCGGGGTCGGGTCGTCAATGGTTTGATGGTCTGGGGTTGGATGGTCAAACGTTTGATCATTTGTGCTTGAACCTCCGGGCTGCTGCATGATTATGCAAGGCATGGTATTATCCTAGGATAACGTCGTAACATGTCTGTAACGTATTCGTAATGCTTTCGTTACCTTTTCACCTGTCAGTTTGCTACGCTGTACCTGTTGCTCAGATCGGGCAACGCAGACGGTAGGCATGATGCCTACATAGAGACGGGAGGATTACATAGCGGGACGGGATCGTATCCCCGAACGCACTGTTTCGTAGTGGGCATGGTGTCTACCATTATCCCCGGATAACGGGGTTAGGGGTTAGATCATGGCAACATCAGAAACAATCAACGAGTCCATGTTGGGATTCTTCCAGAGGGTCTACCACCGGGCTTCGGTACGCAATGCGGACCATTTGGTCCTCGTGGCGAACTTCGGCCAGTGGGCGGGATTCTGGAGTGCTGACAGGTTCATTACGGATATGGGGTATGCTGTTCCAGCATCGAACCATTCTTCGATGAACACTCTGACAGAGGCTCTGCTGGACGGTGACGTGAGTCGCCCGAAGGGTGCAGAGGATCTGTT